TTGCTCCTTGTCGTAGATTAATTTTCACACAGGAATTTTTGTTCTCTTTCTATAGTAAAGACTGCATAACGAAATGATACGACAGTTTTGTTGATTATCAGACAGTTAGACAGGATAAGCACAAAAACCAATCGTATAAAATTGCTTTACATTGCTTTACATTTGCTTTGCATTTAAACGGTGTTTAAACGGTGTTTGAGCACGAAAAGTTTACATCGGATAAAGAAATGTAGACATCGAGCTTGCATTTGCTTTGCATCGGCATGCCGAATTAGACGTATAGAACGCGTAGAACGCCGTAAACACACGGGGCGCGAATAGTTACAGGTTGTGGCGACAAAAAGGGCTTAGAACGCAAATAAATGAGGTGTTCGGGATAACACGCGAGAAGCTACACATATACCATGGAAAGCGATAATAACACAGTATAAAGGTTTATAAATCGTTGATTAAACGGCACTTAAACGGTTGTAATGCTATTTTAAACAGTATTACAGCCGTTTTTTCGTCTTTTTACACCCCTTTTATGCTTGTAAGTCATTGATTAAACGGCATTTAAACACTTTCAAAGCTATTTTAAACGGTATAATAGCCCTTTTTGCACTATTTTACACCGCTTTAGGCTCGTAAATGCTTGATTAAACGATACTTAAACGATTTTATACAGATGCTTTGCGTATTTACCAGTTTTTACCCTTATTTTTGGCGTTTAAATGTTAAAACACTCGTTTGGTTATACACTTGGTTATACGTTTGGTTATACACTGAAAAAACGAAATGATACAAAAGGTTATACATTTGGTTATACACTTTTTGGTATTTTGGTACTCGTACCCCTCCCTTGTTTGGTACTAAAAAATGGCTTTTTTCGTATTTTTCGTTGAATTAAGGGGGGTATTTTCCATATTAAAAGGGGGTGTTTGGCGGGTGTTTAAGTATACAAAATAAGTAGCAAGTATTTATAAATCAATAGTTTAAACAGTTTTAAGGTTAAAAAATAGATAAAAAAGCGTGTGCGCGCCTATTTGCAGGCACAAAAAAAGGCTACCAAGTGGTAGCCCTTTGGTGGTGTGATGTGTACATAATATAAAAGGAAAAGCACCCAGCTAAAAGGACAGAGTGCTTGATATATAGAAAAAGTGGCGTAAATTCTTTATTCTCAATAATTTTTAGTACTTTTGTGGTAAGAAAAAAGGAGATAAAGTAATGGGAAATTATGAAATATCAAAGTATATGCGAGATACGTTAAGTACTGATACGGCTTACCAAGTATTAGTACGAGCTGATATGCTAACCGGTAGCGTGTTGGAGCAACTAAGAAAATCAACTGACAGAGCTTACACCCTATTTGGCATATTTGTAACTATTTTTTCCGGGGTTGGCGCATTTGGTATTAGCAGCAATTCAAATAGTATGAAAATTTTCTGCGCCATACTATGCCTTGGTTTAGGAATGGCATCTTTGATACTTTATATTAAAGTATTGTGGGTGCATCGTTATATGCCAATAGGGAATGAGGCGGAAATTATGATATACGATGATAACATGAGAATGTTAGAAAAACGATACGACAACGATACCCAAAAGATGAATGCAGTCTATATGCGCAATCTTCTTTTGGATAACATAGAAGACACAACACATGCCTATCGCACTAACAACTTACTATTGGAACGACGTAGCAGGTATGTGCGTTGGTCAATGCTAATAACACTTACGAGTGTTATTATTGCATTTTTTGCAATGCTAATCTTTTAAATATTAGCGTGAGGAGCGTTGTCGGAATTGGTAATACAATCGTCAGTACGATGCCTTTTTACCCATTCCTCCTCTTGTTCTTTCTCTTTTTTATTACTCATATATATTTTAGTTACGACATGGTTGTTTGGTTGTAAGACCCTTTGATAAGGGCGATGGCATTAACACAGCGGAAATCAATGTCGGTGTCTTCGTGTGCCGGGTTGTGTGAAGCCAGTGTTATGAATGGTTCGCCCTTATCAGACCTTTTAATGTACTTAACCACACAGTAATCGTCGCCATCTATGCTATAAGATAGCAGGTACATTTCACCGTATAGAATGCTTTGCAGGTCGATGGGTAATTTTTTATAAAAAATTATATCTCCTGGCTTCAAGCGTGGGTACATCGAATCGCCTACTATATGTATAGCACCATCGCATTTAGGCATGTTGGGTATTTTAATAGTGTCTATTATGTTGGCGTGTCGATTATCGAGCAACGAACGCAAGCCTGCCGTTGCCTCAAAGTCGTACAAATTAATAATTTGATTATCTACCTTTTTCTCAGGACTGCGTGGCTGGTGTATCGGCTGGACGGTCGCCTCAAGTGGTGGTGGGGTATCATTTTTTAGCATTGTACCTTCACCAGTGAGGAGCCAAGAGGGAGAAATGTCTGTATATACCTTTAGAATTTTTTCTAATTTATCAGAACCAATGCCTTTTCCTGATTTCAATGACTTACCAAACGAAGCATTAGACATACCAATGCTCTTTTCAAAGGCAGAAATAGTAATACCTTTATAATCTATATATTCCTTTATTCTTTCTAAAACCATAACAAAAAATATTATCCGTTTAAAAGAAAGTAGAAAATTTCCTCATTTTTATTTGGTGTTAATTAGAAAATATCCTATCTTTGCAACGTGTAAGAATTTCTACACGCCCCAAAGATACGAAAAAGGGGCTACAAATAAGAAATTTAACTATAAAAAATATGTAATATGGAAAAATGGACAAAAGAAGAAGTTGCGGAGGTAATTGAAAATTTACCCCTCCAGCGAAAAATTATTGTAATGAGTGTGCTACAGCACATACCATCAATATTAACAGTTGGCGTTAGCGGTTCAACCTGCGCTTCAGATGTGAATGCCATCGGCGAAGCCTTTGGCGACGATAATATATGGATTCAAGCTGTTGGCGTAGATAAGTTCAATTTAACAATAGTAGTAAAGGAAAAATGAAAAAGTACATTAAAATTTCGGGAAAAGAAAAAGAATGGATAGAAACGGCACTCAACGTTTCCCGCTCAATGGTTGATTTCGCTTTATTTTTTGATGCAAAGCGTGGTAATAGCGACTTGGCAAAGCGCATACGAAAGCTGGCTTTGCATCGTGGTGGCGTTCTGATGAACGAACTGCCCGTATTTGAAACGATACACAACACCGTGGCTGGCGAGATGGTACAACCTTTTGAGAATGGCGCAAAACTCGTCATGGTGTGGGCTACCGGCAACGTCAAGGTGTTTGACAAAAAAGGCAATGTTTGTCGTGATATTCACATCAACACAATTGAAGAATTAACTAACGAGCAGTGCTTTGCTGCCAGCTTATAAGGGAGGATAAAACTATGGAAATTACTTTTGGAAAAGACACAAATGTTATTTTAGAGATTGCAGAAAAGAATACTTCTGTAATTGTACGTGAAACTGTAGGCGGAGTTGTGGTAATGATTGCCAACAGCAAGGAAAATTGGCTGTGTAAATTCTTGAAAAGCTGCCTTACAAAAATACTGGACAGCCGAAAGTCGCAACGTAGCGAAGTAGAAAGATAATAAAAAAGGCAGCGAAGTATGGAATACTACAACAAAATGCTGTGCGTAACACGCGAGGAGCTGATTAGCGGAAGCGACCCTGTGATAAAAGAGGGTGCCTTAAATGTTAATTTATACCGCAAGAACATCTTCTGTGTATGCCGTGGCGGTGGCGAGGGTAGATGCGCACTGTACAGCTTTGATTCCATGCCGAAAAAGTATAGGGAAAGATTTATGGAGAAGTACGGCAACCCTGAAGAAGTGCTGCGTGAAAGGGAAATGCGCAAGTCGGTGAAGTACGACGAAAGCGCACGCACTTTCTTTGAAGAATATGAATACTTCAAGAATGGCGAGTACACAACGCTCGACAAAGAATTGATAGCCGAATACACCACCAACGCCAGTGTACTGGGCGAGCTGCTGCGCATGAAAATGGAGCGCAAGGCAATGATGGCAAGCCTCAATGCAAGGGCTACCGACGTGTGGGAGGTGGTGTTGCAGAACAGCGAAGAGCTGCGCGAACGCTACCAACACACGCTGCCTGCCAGCCTTAGCCGCCTGAAAGCACGCATACGCGCCTTTGAGAAGGACGGCTACGAAAGCGTCGTCAGCAAGAAGCTCGGCAACATCAACACCATAAAGATAACAGCCGAAGGACGCGACGTGTTGGTAGCATTGAAGCGCAGCCATACACCACGCTATAACGATGAGCAGCTATTTGCAAAGTACAACGAAATAGCGGTGTTCCGCGGGTGGAAGCAGCTTAAGAGCGTGCGCTCCATGCAAGCGTGGCTGTACAGCCCAAAGATTGAGCAGTTGTGGTACGATGCCGTGCACGGTGAGCAAGCTGCCCGCCAACGCTTCGGGCGCAAGCAAAGCACGATGTTGCCTACACGTCGTGATAGCCTTTGGTATGGCGATGGCACGAAACTGAACCTATACTATCGGGAGGGAAAGACGGTGAAGACGATAAACGTGTACGAGGTGGTAGATGCCTTCAGCGAAGTGTTATTGGGCTTTCACATCAGCGAAAGCGAGAACTTCGAGGCACAGTACGGAGCTTTCCGCATGGCGGTGCAGCGCAGCGGGCACAAGCCTTACGAGATAGTGCACGACAACCAAGGCGGACACAACAAGCTGAACCGACAGGGCAAGAAGCCTACGACGGATAGTGATAAGGCGCAGGGCTTTCTTGACAGGCTTTGCCACATACACCGCCCGACGATGCCTTATAATGGCGAGTCGAAGACGATTGAAAGCATCTTCGGACGCTTCCAGCAGCAGGTGCTGGCACGCTACTTCAACTTTACCGGGCAGAACGTTACGGCGAAAAAGGAAACGAGCCGCCCCAACATGGAAATGGTGGCAGCCAACCGCGACAAATTGCCGACATATCAGGAATTGTGCGAGCTGTACGCACAGTGCCGCAAGGAGTGGAATGAAATGAAGCACCCGAAATATGACGGCAGCCGCATAGCTATGTATGAGGGCAGTGTGAACGAAGACACACCTGCCGTGGGCAAGTACGAAATGCAGGATATGTTTTGGATAATGAGCGACAAGCCTGTAACGTTCACCGACAGCGGTATAAAGATGACGATAGACAAAAAGCACTACCACTGGGAGGTTGTTACGGTGGACGAAAACGGCGTGCAGATACCCGACAGGGAATGGCGAAGGCTGCATACATGGGAGAAATTCTACGTGCAGTATGACCCGCAGGATATGACAACGGTAAACCTTTATTCCATCGACCGTGCCAAAAAACTGCATTTCTGCACCGTTGCAAAGCCGTATATGCAGATACACCGTGCAATGCAAGACCAAAGCGCAGAAGAAAAGGCACGCATACATGCTGATATTGAGCGTGGCAAGCAAGAGCGTATAGAGCGTGTGGTAGCGGGCAGAACGATAGCCAAGCGGCATGGCACAGACCCCGAACAGAACGGATTGAACTACCCAAAATTAAAGGGACTTACAGCGGAGCAGCAGCAACAGGCAGTAGACCGTATAAGTAGGCTTGAAGGCGATAACTATGCTGAAGTGGTAGAGCTGGGGCAGCACACGAAGAAGCTATCCAATATGGATTGGGCAGAGGTACAGTATGACGAAAGGAAGACGGCGGATAAATTATAAACAACTTAAAATGTAAATCAATGAGAACAAGCGAAAAACAACAGATAGTAGAGAGTTTAAAAGCATACGTAGCCAAGTATGGCAGCCAAAACAAAGCAGCGCAAAGCCTTGTGGGAATCAGTGCAGCAACAGTAAGTCAGATGCTGAAAGGCAACTGGGCGAATATCGCCGACGAAATGTGGAGAAATGTTGCATCGCAAATTGGTTACAAAGCAGGCGACGGCTGGCAAATCGTCGAAACGACAGCTTACAAGGAAATGGTATTTGCTTTGACAGATGCCAAAGAGTGGAAGAATGTTACGTGGGTTGTAGGCGATGCAGGCTGCGGCAAGACAACCACGGCACGCCTTTTTGCCGACGAACAGCGCGAAGCCTTTTACGTGCTTTGCAGCGAAGATATGCGCAAGAGCGACTTTGTGCGTGAAATTGCCCGCAAGGTAGGCTTAAGAACGGAAGGGTACAGCATTCGTGAGCTGCTCGATCGCATTATCGACAGCCTTGTGCAGATGGACGAACCATTGCTGATATTCGACGAAGCAGACAAACTAACAGAACGTGTATTCCACTACTTCATCGACCTATACAATAGGCTGGAAGATAAGTGCGGTATTGTGTTCTTTTCAACAAGCTACATTAAGCGGCGCATGCAGATGGGCTTGCGATATAACAAATGCGGCTACAACGAGATACACAGCCGTATGGGGCGCAAGTTCTTTGAGATGGAGCGTACCTCGCCCGCAGATGTTTACGCCATCTGTATGGGCAACGGACTGAACAAGGAACAGACATTGGCGGTAATGAAAGATGCCGGGCAGTACGACTTCGACCTGCGCCGTGTGAAGAAAGCCGTGCACAAGCAAAAGCGAATGAAGTAAACGAAGAGTGTTTAAACACTGATTAAATAGTATTTGAAATGTTGAAAAAGGCACTATCAATGACAGATTTGTTACGTATAAACAGAAAGGTGTACGACTTTGAAGGCGATTGGAAAGAAGCCTTTGGACAGCCAGAGCGAGGTGGTGTATGGTTTGTATGGGGCAAGAGCGGCAACGGCAAAACATCTTTTGTGCTGCAGCTTTGCAAAGAGCTTACCCGCTATGGCAAGGTAGCCTACGACAGCTTGGAGGAAGGCAGCAGCCTGACCATGCAAAATGCCCTGGTGCGTGTTGGAATGGCAGATGTGGGCAGACGCTTTGTGCTGCTGAACGAAAACTTTGCAGAGCTTGACGACAGGCTAAACCGACGTCGTTCGCCCGATATTGTGGTGGTGGATAGCTTTCAGTATGCCCACATATCGTTAGGGCAATACGAAGATTTTTGCAAACGCCACCATAACAAATTGATAATATTCATTTCGCAAGCCGAAGGGCTAAAACCATTAGGGCGCACAGCAGTAAGCTCAATGTATAGTGCATCGCTAAAAATATGGGTGGAGGGCTACAGGGCAATAAGCAAAGGGCGATATTTTGGCAAACGTGGCTATTATACCATTTGGGAAGAGCGTGCGGCAGAATATTGGAATAAGCAAAGTAATAAATAAACAATAACATGGCAGGAGAAAGAAATTATGCACGCTTCTACATGCTGCTGAAGCAGCTGCCCCACGCCGACAAGGACACGCTTGTGTGGCAATACACACAGGGGCGCACAAAGTCGCTCAAAGAGACATCAAAGTGGGAGTACGACGTTATGTGCCGCGATATGGAGCGGGTGGTGAACAACGACAACAAAGCAGCCCTGAAGCAGGCAGCCCTGCGCAAGGCACGCAGCGGAGTTCTGCACCAGCTGCAAATATACGGGCTGGACACCACCGACTGGGCAACCGTAGACGCTTTCTGCAAGAACCCCCGAATAGCCGGCAAGCCTTTTAGAAAGCTAACAATAGAAGACCTTAACCAGGTGAACAAAAAAATAAGAGTAATCATCAAAAAACAAAAAGAAAATGGACAAAGTAAAAGTTGAAATGACTGCCAAGGAGCAAGCACGCTTCGCACAATTCAAGGCAGAGGAAGAAAAGAAAGCTAAGGCAGCAAAAGCCAAAGCAGAGCGTGAAACCTACAAGCAGATGGTAGACGACGAAGTGGAAGCAGCCATACCCATCTTGCAGGATCTTTCGGGCGACATACGCACAGTAAAGCAAAAAGTGATAGACAACTTTAAAGCTATCATAGCGACAAAGGCAGAGTTGTTCAAGGCGAAGAATCCCGACCAACGCTCGCACACCTTTACCAATTCTGACGGCAATATGCGCCTTACGATAGGGCAATACACCACCGATGGCTACCGCGACACGGTGGAAGACGGCATTGCCATCGTGAAAGAGTTTATTTCTTCGTTGGCAAAAGATACTGACACGCAGGCACTTGTTAATATGGTATTCCGCCTGTTGGCGCGCGATGCACAGGGCACGCTAAAAGCATCACGCATCGTTCAGCTGCGCAAGATAGCGGAGGACAACGGCAACGAACGCTTTTTGGAAGGTGTGCGCATCATCGAAGAAAGCTATCAGCCGACAGTGAGCAAACAATTCATTCGTGCCGAAGTGCGCAATGACAATGGGGCGTGGAAGCAAATACCATTGGGAATGACAGAAAGCTAACGGGTATGAAATATGATACAAGTAGGCGATAAATTCACGTATCACTGGGTTGGGCACGAAGAATGCTACAGAGGGCGCATCTACCAAGTGGAGGGTGTCTACAGGAATTGCACCTGCGGCAAGCCCGAATGGCTTACCGGCAAACCCGAAGTGCCCCGCCGCTCCCACATACACATACGGGCTAAACTGATAAAAGCCCCCATAAAGTATATGGAAGGCGATAAGGGCTTTTTCTTCGGTCCATTAGATGCAGACACCCTGCGCGACATCGATGATCCCGATAAGTTGTGGGTGGAGATAGTATATCAGAAAGGCGACGAACTAAGCCTTTTCAATCAAAGTAAATAACAATGAAACAAACAACCAACAAAAAATACCACCACCAGGCACGACCACCACCACTCCACAAGCCATCTATAGATGCACAAACGTATATCTATAGATGTACGAGCGTAGATCTATAGATATACAAGCGTAGATCTATAGATATAAAAATGCACGGGCAACAGACATAAAAAAACAACCACCCTAAAGCCACAAACAAAAGCCCCAAGGCAAAGGGAAAACAACGGGGCAAAAACAAAATAAAACAACAGAATTATGACAAAATGTTTGAATTTCACAATTAGAGAACAAAAACTAAGTGTAGGACCAAAGAAAGGGCAAAAAGTGTACATAGCACGCCCAACCGACCGACAGAGAGTAACCCACCGCAAATTCTGCGAAGAAGTAGCCAGAGCCACCACCTTTACAGGAGCCGAAGTGGAAGCCGTGTTGCGCCTGGCAGCCGAAATGGCAAAACGCCACGTAGAGAGCGGAGAAAGCGTAGACTTTGGCGACATTGGCACACTGTCGCCATCGTTCAAGTCGAAAGCCGTAGACCACATAGAAGACTTCAACGCCACTCGCGACATAAAGAAGCCAATGGTGAAACTACGTCCATCTACCCGCTACTTCACACTCGAAGGCGTAACCTACGAACGAGTAGAACCAAAAGCAAAGAAACCCGCTGGCAACAAACCCTCTGGAGGCGGCACTCAACCTCACCCATAAGTAAAAAAGCATAGTGAACGTAAAACACCATGATACACACAATAAAGAAAGTTGCTGAATAGTTGATATTCAGCAACTTTTTTTGTAACTTTGTGCTATACAAAGCCCACTCTTATTGTATGAAACAACTAATGCTAAATTTTGATTTAGGCAAAGTAGCACAACGCGAAACAAAAATACGCCGTAGAGCCTTTACGCTGCCCGATGGTGATGCGACGATAGTCACGCCGCAGGACCGATTGGCAAAGCGCAACCGCACCATCGCAGCCCGCTACTACTATTGGACCGAAATAAAACGCCGCCGCTTCGACGACGTAATGAAAATACTCTCCGACTACGAATTCTTTGTGGGCGAGCGCACCATACAGAACGCACTGGTAGACCAAGACGAACTGCTACACTCGCTCCTGGAGCAACGCCCAACAATACAGAAGCTGGCAAAGCAGTTCCCCGGCTTTGAGTGGCACTAATCAAAGAACTCCGTTTCATAAACCACCCTATACACTTTCAAGTCATCGGCTCTGCGCTCCGGCGTGGAGCTGATGCGTTTTAAGGGGTTGAACAGTCCGCCGCCATTCCACCACTGCAACGCCTTGTGCAACGCCTCCAACACATCGAACCGAGCCAACGACCGCTCGCGCACAGCAGTAGGTGCAGCAGCATTAGTACTGCCCTGAATAGCAAACACCACCCGAAGCTCAACCCTTGCACGAATGCGCTGCACACCACCCGACAGACTTTCGCACTGCGGGTAGCTAATATCTACCAAGCAAGCCGGAAACGCCACAGGCGGACGGCACGCAACGTTAAGCTGACCTTCGTCGGCATCTACCCATTTAATTTGTGAAACATTTGCCGCAATATGGTTAGTAACGGCAAGAAAAAAAACTTTATTCATTGCTCAAATTTTTAATGTAATCTACTATTCTTCCTTTAATTCTGTCGTTCAGCTCTTCGCTGTCGCCCATAAACTGGCGCTGTGTAATATGCACCATTCGGCTATGCGCCTTTACGTTGGTGCTACCCTTTTTAGTGCGGCGGGTGTGTGCCGGCACTTGCACCTCGCCATCGAAACCCTCGTTGTGCACCTTAGCATACGTTACCTTCTGGTTGCCCGCAGCAATAACCACACGCTGCGGCGATACAACTAGCGGGCGAATGCTGTTCATCATAGCCCCCGAATCGATGAGCAACGACCCACGTTTCTTTGCCGTCCTGGCAGGCGCCCACGGATTGCCATCGAAAGCCTTTTTGCGAAAAGTCTCCTTAAAATACTCTGTAGCCGTTTCGGCAACAATTTCGGCAGTGTCGCCCATCAACTTGTCGGGCAGGCTACTTAAGTATGCTTCTAATTCTTTAATATTCATCTTTTTGTCGAATTTGGGTTGTTTTATTGAAATTATTAGTATCTTTGCAATGCAGTGTTGGCTTCGGGAACAATCAAACGGAACATCCTCGCGGATGATAGGAATACCGCAATAGGCTGATATTTGACAGCGAAGCCCAACATCAATCCGAAGAGAAGGTGCAGACACCACTATCCAACCGTATGACGCGGACTTGCCACGTGTGGCAGAACCAAGAATTAGGACGGCGGACGTAAGGACTGCATCTTTTCGCCTTTATTCCTTCTTGTATATCAGCAAGCCTTTTCTCACTTTATCATCATACAGCTCGTACCATGACTTAAAATTGAGTTTCCCATCTTGTATCTTGCATACACACACAATAGCCACGCCGTCATAATACTTGATGTAGAACCAACGGTTAAGGTAATTGTCATCGGCTTTCTTATCCTTTTCGTCCTGTCCTATCCACACCTCGTCAGGGTCTTTCATCACCTCATCTATGGTATCAAGATACTTTGTTCTGAAGGCACGCTTTTTCTTGATATCAGTGGTATGCCCATCAAAACTTTTTTTATCCATATACCATGTTCGTTTGGCAAAGTCTTCCACAGGCAATGCCTCTTCCTTTTCTACCACCTTCTTGTGTAAGTCCCACCAATCAGCGGCATTGCCTTCATATAGACTTGCCTTTTTCGTGGCATCACGAATAAGCTGCCTGTAAGAATGCTTGAGCCCCCAATCGTCAGGTGTTACCTTATCCATTAGCTTTGTAGCTTTATTTGGGAATTTCTTGACATACATCTGATTGGCGTTGAAGACGTGTCCGCGCTTGCCGGGATTGTGGTCAAAGTGCGAAGCTACCGCATTCGTCCACTCTTTAGACTCGAAGAACTTATCTACCGTCTGTTGCGATTCCTTTATAATAGACTCGTTGGCTTCGTTTCTTAGCAATGGCTTCACCCTGCAACGGCATTTCCAACCATTGGGCGGGTATATTTTGTCCCAACGTGGGTCTTTTACTTCGAGTATTATGCCATCTAACTTTCTGTGCTCCTCCCTTACCTTTTCGTCGCCCGCAGTAACATACTGCCAAAAAGGAAAGAGGTTTACTTTTTTAATGAGCCGCTGGTAGTTCGTGGCAGCTTCCGCCGTAAGGTTGGCTGTTTCGTACTCGGTGCGCTGCCACACCTTGTTGAACTTGCCGCACAGCTTTTGCGCCTCGCTGGTAAATTCTTCAAAACTCTTTGCCTTGCGGTACAGCTGGTTCAGCTTCTGCACTTCTGCCAGCGTCTTTGCCGCAGAGAAGTGGAAAAGGTTTTGCTCCATCGCCGTAACGAATGCAGGGTCGAAGTTGTCGTAGACGTAGTCGGCATTCTTCACGGGGCGTTTAAACACCTTATGAATGGCGTTTAAAAGGTCGTCGGCAATGAACCTGAACAGATCCGCATCAAAGTAAGGAGCATCGCCATTTGCCACACGCTTTATCAGGCGGTTATCGAGCGTGTCGTTGCTAAGCGTCGTTGTGGGGTATGGTAACTTCGACTTCGCCCCCATCATCGTGGGGGCTGCGACGAAAAAATCCCTTAGTCGCCTGAAGAAAGACGCTTCTGCCCTTTGACGTGCCTGTGTGCTGTTTGTCGGTACTGCACCACCATCGCTATTCTGCACGGCTGTCGTTCCTTCGCCCTCGTTGATATTCACAGGCTCGAAGGTGGCTGGCTGCCGCCTTGCTATCGGCTCGTCGTTTTCGGGTACGGGTATAGAGTATTTTTCATGCAAATAGCTTTGCGGTATGGGCATGATGTCTGACAGCTGCACAATGTCGGCTACCGTCAGCTGCTCCGCCGCCTTTGGAAAAATGAACTTGCCGCCATTGACGGGGTAGCCACGTGCCTCGAGCAGCGGCAGCACGTGGTTGTTCAGCACACGCTGCACAAAGCGCATATCACTTCTGTTCTTGCCCTCTTCGACTTCCTTGTGCACCTCACCCAGCGAGCGTGCACCGTTTTCGCCCTGCACCGTTGTGAGTGTCTGCCCCAATATCGTGATGAGCATCTCTTCGTTGCAGGCTTGGCGAAATTCATTATACGAAGCACCGTTGCCTTTGCCCGCTTCTTTCGTCTCGACTTCCGCCTCACGGGGTATGACCACGTAAGACGCCGAGCCAGCCTGTTCCAATGCCTGCTCCAGCAGCTTACGGCTTTCGGGGTCGTAAGTGTTGTATTTACCGATGCGCTGTGGCATGCCAAACAGTTCTATCCATTGCGACCAATCGCCGAAGCCGCCACGCTTGTAAATGGCAAATGGCGTAGCTTTCAGTAATAAGCCATAGCTACGCTCGTGCCCCAATATTAGCAGCGACGTGTCGCCCTCGTAAGGTACGCCCTTGTCGTCGCTGTCGTTGATAACGATACACTTGTTGCGCAAGTTGATGTGCTTTGCTGGAATAGGCTCAACGTGGAAGCTGTCGGGGGTACAGATGAACTCCACGCCGCTGCGCCCGTAAATGCGCTCGTTCATTATCTGTCGCAGCAATTCTTCCCAGTCGGTGGTGTCCATGATGTCGGTAATTTCTTCGACCTCCTTGCCGTCCTTATCCAAGAAGGTAAGCTCGGAGTTCAATACTGCGTCGATGCGCTTGCTTACGGCATCGGCAAGCACGCCATCTATCAATACGTCCTCAAAAAGGTCGTACAGGCTTTTCACACGCCCGCTGTCGGCAGAGCGTAGGGCGTTGCGCCAGTCGCCCACATCGTACACCTTACGTGTAGGTGCTTTAACTATCAATTGATTTACCACGACGGGGTCTGCCGCCTTTGATATTTTGGTTACTGTATTTTTTTTCTTGCTCATTGCTTAAAAATGTTGGTTTCTTTTGGGGTTACTCCCGAATATGTACTCATTGCTGCCGTCAGGCTTGCCGTCGCCATCGTCGTCGGCACGTGGCAGCGATGGCGTTACTTCTCCCTTCTGCACCTGCCGCAGCCACGCTATAGCCCTGTCGTAGCGTTTCTCTTTCAATTCAAGCTCCGCCCCGGCATTGCAAAGGTTTACGAAATGCCACACGGCTATGTCTTTTACGAATGTCAGCAGCAACTCGTTGCGCTGCTTTGGCTGGTTGAATATTTTCGCCCTGTCGTATGCGCCGAGGTAGCCTGCCGCTTCCTGCACGGCGGCGTCGATGGCAGCAAGTAGTATGGTGTCATCTTCTCGGCTGATGGTATCTATAGCCTCCTTGTAAAGGTGGGTCTCAACTTCCCGTGGCGTAAGGAAGCCACCTGTGTAGTTCCACTGTTCCATAATATATCAGTATCTTTTGTTGCTTCGCTTGTGTTGCCCGATGGTGTAGCTGTCTACTGTCAGGGTGCGTATCTTTGAGTTGAGAATGTACCAACCGCCTTCTATGCAGTCCACGCCATCGGCGGGGGCTTTCATGCGCTTGTTTAAAAGCAGGAATTGCTCCTCCAAACGTTGCATGTGTGGGTTGTCCTTTTCATCGATGTTTAATATCAGCTTGCCCTGGCGGTTGAGTGGCTCAAGGTTGCCCTCGATACGGTCGAACTTTTCTGGCTTTTTGCGCGTGTCCGGAGAAATGGGTATAAAGCCCCTTTCCTGCCCTTTGGCGGCAAACAACGGCAAGAACACCTGCTCGTAGAACGGGTCTTGCAACTTGTTGTTCTCGATGAAATAAAACACTTGGCACTTATCGCCCACGTAGTCGTGTATGTAGTAATACCAGTTCACGTACTCGTCGTTCACCACGTGGTCAAGGAAGCCTTTATATATGTAGAAATTGCCGTCATAATAGCCGATAAGAAAAAGTGCTTTAAACGATGTTGCCTTGTTGCGTGAATTTGAGGGTGCAGGGTCGCCGTAGGCTACGGCAAGCTGGAGCTTTGAAAGGGGCGGGCATTTGCCCCACGTCATTTCCTTAAACACTTCGCCTTCCGAAAGGGGGTTGTTGAAAAATTCTTGCTGGGCAATGCGGGTAGACACTTTCGCCAGTGTTCTGTCGATGTCTTCTTCGCTATTCTTCGCCGCCCATGTGCTTTTACCGTATTTGTCGCGTATATTTACTATATCCCAATGGTCGGCTTTCTCGCCCGCTCGCTTCACACAGCAGTCAAGAGCAATGAGGTTGCCGCAGAAAACTACCAGCAGCTTGCCGCTGATACTTCGTGTTGGGAACGCTGCACCCTCGAACCAGTCCCATTTTTTATTGACGATGTCGGGGTTTCTGCAATCTTCGTCGGTGTCGAAGTCGTCTACCAATATACAGTCCGGACGCACTTCGTCCTTACGCGTACCACGGGGGCTTTCGCCTGCACCCAGTGCGCGGAAGGCTACACCATTGGTAAGGGAAAACTCTTCCGCCGTCCACGAACCAAATTCGCGCAAATCACCGTAATAAGCCTTTAGCAGCGAATTGCGCTCGAAGCTGTCCTTGTATGGCTTCAACAGGCGGGTGGCGTTATCCTTTGAATTGCTGATAAGCAGTATATTGCGCTTCTTGCCAGTGCAAACGAGGTACATTACACACATCATCACCGTTGTTGATTTCGCCAGCTCACGACTCCACGACAACACCTCGTACCATTCTTCGTGCTTGCAAATGCGGTTGATAGCTTTAATATGGAAAGGTGCAAATTCGTGAGTGGCATATTGCCCGAAAAAGAATTTTATCCACGCAACGGGGCGTTTCTCCAAATACTCGAGCTTCTTCGTGCGTTCAAGCGGCGAAAGCTCATCAACCGCAGTATCTTTTTTTAAATTGTTATAATAAGTGCGCCATTCTTTCAGCGCCTGCATGTCATCTACCTTACCCATTGCTCATCTGTTCTTTAATGTACGCATCAAAGTAATTCGCTATCTCTTTTGCCTTTTCAAGGTCGCGGGGACGCAGCCAGTCCAGCAAGCGGCGGCTTACATTATATATATCACGCACCGAAGCGTCCTGCTCCAGTGCGGCAAGGTCTTCCGTCAGCTTCCGCCGTATCTGTGATTCGTTCTTGTCAGGAAATTGCATGCCTTCAGGCTTTGTCGCTATGGCGCGATCCAGCTGGTCAAGCTGCATCAGCGTCGAGTTGATACGCTCTTCGCGTGTCTGCAAAAGGTTGAGCTTTAGTTTCTCCCAGTCTTTCACCCATTTGCCGATAGTAACACGTGATACTTCCACGCGGTCGGCAAGCTCCTGCTGTGTAATATTTGGCTGTCTTAAATAGATTAATTTTGCCAGCTCCTTTTTCTTCTTTATGTCCATTTTTATTGTATTTATCTTCTGCAAAGTTACCATATAACAAGCGCAAAAAATAATGGCGTTGCAAGCGTTGCAGATGTATTGCATAATATTTACAATGCGCTGTATATCAGTATTTTGTAGTTTGCATATACATATTTCTTGCCTTAACTTTGCATCGCAAAACAATCGGAAAGCGATGAGAAAAAAGACATTCATATTACACGACGAAACGGTGAACACCTACGGCTTCCGCATGCTGACTTCCGGGGCTAACTTGGAAGAGTTCCGAAAGAACCCCGTCATGCTGCTGAACCACGATGATTGGAAAATGCCCATTGGCAGATGGGAGAATATACGAATAGAAGGCACGCAGATATTAGCCGATGCCGTATTCGACGAAGCCGACCCCCGTGCCGTGGAGGTACAGAAGAAGGTGGATACCGACTTCATACGCATGGCATCTATCGGTGCATGGGCGCAGGAGACCAGCGACGCTTACGACCTGATGCTGCCGGGGCAGACATCACCTACCGTAACGAAATGGACGGCACGGGAAGCCAGTATCGTAACCATCGGTGCAAACCACAACGCCTTGGCACTGTACGACAGCAAGGGCAACCTTGTGAACATGGGTAACTTTTCAAAGCACAGCACCCCTACGGCAACAATGGAGTACACGGAATTACAGGACATTTTCAATAATAATAAGATGGGAAAATTAACGCAGATTTTAAATTTGAGCGATTCGGCTTCAGAAGCCGACATCGTGGGTAAAGTGAACGAGCTCATTGCCAACAATGACCGCTTGCAGAAAGAGAACAAGACGCTTGCCGACGCCATCGACGCACAGAAGGCGGAGCAGAAGAAGAAAGAACAGGAGCAGGCAGTAGCCCTTGTTGATGCCGCCGTAAAGGACGGGCGCATCGACGCCAAGGGCAAAGAAAGTTTCCTTGCCATGTTCGACCGTGATTTCACCGGTGCAAAAGCAGCCTTGGAAGCTATACCAGTACGCCAAAGCGTAACAGCGCAAATTCAAAGCGGCGCACAGCGTGTGGACATGGGCGACTGGAAGAGCAAGACATGGGACGAACTGGACCGCGCAGGCAAGCTGACACAGCTCAAAGATAATCACCCCGACATTTACGCTGAAAAGTTCGAGCAGCGTTTCGGCACAAAGCCTAACATGTAGGTGGTAGTAAGTAAATAGAATTAATAAATTAAATAAAAAAGAAATGGCTATACAAAGAGAAATTTGGATTGGCTCCATCGTGGAGGGCTTGTTTGCCGATAACAGCTTTTTAAGCAAGGCTTTCAACGCCGATGAGTTCGTTAATATGGGTAAAACGGTGCACATTTCCAATGCTGGCGCACCGTCAAAAACGAAGAAGAATCGCACCAGCTTCCCCGCAGATGTAAACACACGTACTGACGTTGATTTGACATTCAACCTTGATGAGTTCACGACGGATCCAATCCGTATTCCACACGCAGACACAGTAGAACTGTCGTACAACAAGCGCGAAAGCGTGTTGCGTCAGGATAAGGCGGCACTGCAAGAGGAAGTTGCAAAAAGCATGATATACAGCTGGCTTCCTGAAAAGGAACACTGCGTGCAGACAACTGGTGCTTCCGTGAGTGCGCATACAGATAAGGCTACCGGCAACAGAAAGGCACTTTGCCGTGCCGACGTTCAGAAATTGATGGTAAAGTTCAACGCAGACAACGTACCGCAGGAAGGTCGCTATCTGCTGCTTGATGCGTACATGTACGACCAGTTGCTTGGCGACCTTACATCTGTACAAAATCAGGCGTTCCTTGCCAGTGCTGACGCACAGCGCGGTATTTTGGGCAAGCTGTTCAGCTTCAGCGTAATGATGCGCTCGGAAGTTGCCGTTTACGGCGACGGCATCGTAAAGAAAGCTGAAGATGCCGAAGGTGCGGCTACCGACCTTGCGGCAGGCTTGGCTTGGCACGAAAACAGTGTGTGCCGTGCATTGGGTGAAGTGAACGTATTTGAAAATGAGAAAGACCCTGCCTATTACGGTGATATATACTCGTTCCTTGTGCGTGCCGGCGGTCGCCCGATGCGTCAAGATGTCAAGGGACTTATTGCCATAGTTCAAGGCAAATCAGCGTAACGACCATGCAGCTAAAGTACTTAGTAATACATTGCACAGCTACCCCCGAGGGGCGTGAGGTGTCAGCTGACGAAATCCGCCGCTGGCACACTGCTCCGAAGGCAGAAGGCGGTCGGGGTTGGAAACAGGTTGGGTACACTGACATGATACACCTCGACGGCAAGGTGGAACGCTTGGTGCGCAACAACGAGGATATGCAGGTTGATGCCTTTGAAGTTACCAACGGTGCCAAGGGTTACAACGCCGTAGCCCGCCACATCGTCTACGTGGGCGGCGTGGCTGCCGACGGCACACCGAAGGACACACGCACGGAGGCACAGCGTAACGCCTTGGCAGCCTACGTGTATGACTTCCACCGTCGTTTCCCGCAGGTACGCATCATAGGACACAACGAGGTAGCCCCCAAGGCTTGCCCGTCGTTCAACGTGCAGCAGTGGCTCAAGGCAATAGGTATCAGGCAAGTATAACGAAAGAAAACGCAATGGAAACACTCCTACAGATACTGCAATGGGCAATACCTTCCGGTGGTATTGGAGCAGCCATTGCGTGGCTCGCCAATCGCAAGGTGGCGTCGGCAAAGGCAAAAAAAGCCATTCACGACACCTACAAGGCGATGTACGAGGACATATCACAACTATTAGTAGAAAATCAAAAGAAGAATGAAAAAACAATCAATTCACTACAGGAAGAGCTTGATAAGGCACGCACCGAAAGCGCACGCATCAAGCGGTCGCTGGACCGCCTTTCACGGGCTATCGAGGCTATTCAGTATTGCCCTCACCGCGGTACTTGCCCTATCAGCCATGAGCTGCAGGTCGAAGCAAACGGTGGTGCAAAGCGAAGTTCAAAGCGACTCTCTCCGTCAAGAAAGCAGCTTCCTACAAAGCAGCTCGCTACAGATGCTGACAACGACGGAAGCGCAGAAGATAGCGTCGGACACGGCGATGCTGACGCTGCCGATGCAGAGCTTGCTGAACCTGCCCGATAGTGCCGTCTTCCGACGGCAAAGCGGACGCTTAATAATAGAAGCCTACCACAAAGAGGGCAACGTATATATCAGGGGCTCAACCCTACCCATCGAAAGGGAGGTAAGGCAGACAACAATATTAGCACGGCACACAAACACTACGCAGGAAAACAAAGCGGTGCGAAGCATCGGAAAGGTCTCGAAAACCAAAATTATTAAGCCACCTCCCACCTATCAAAAGTTGCTGCAACTTATCGGCATATTGGTATTATTGGGCGCATTGGCGTTCGCAGGTATTAAATTATTTAGTTGGTACAATAAAAAATTGATAAAATGAAAGAAACAAACGACGGCTATATTATGCTGCTTGATGCCATCTTCTTTGATGGCAAGAAAATTGGCAACATCGCTGAAGATGGTATAGATTGGGGCGGCGACGCTGCCGAATACATCAAGCTGTATGCAGCGCAGGTGCGCAACAGCCCAGTGAAGAAGATACGCAAGAAAGCTGCGTCAAACGTATTGAAGTTCAACCTTATTGAGCTGCTCCCGGATAACTGCGTGGCAGTGATGGGTGGCACGGTAACGGAAGACGGCTGGGAAGCTCCGTCAGAAAGCGTAGTGTTGGAAGGTGCGGTGAAGATAATTTCAGGCACTGGGCAGACAGTCGAAATTGCCAAGGCATCACTTGAGGGTATGGTGCGCGGTAAGCTCGGTGGCGACGACCCATTACACATTGAATGCGAGCTTGAGGTGCTGACATCGGGCGACGATAGTGCTCCGTTTAAAATTGTTGAGACCAAACCCTTTATTGAGGCGAAGCCAACGGAACTCAACTTCAAGAAGGCGGGTGAGACAAAGGTAGTGGACATTTCTGCCAGTGGCGCATTCTCTATGAGTGCTGCACCTGCTGGTTTCACAGCCGAGGCAAAGGGTGGACGCGTGCTCATTACTGCAGCCAACAACACGGGTGCGCAGCGCACGGGCAAGATAACCTTCCAACTGAAGGCTGACCCGAGCAAGAAGGTAGATGTGAACCTCACACAGCAAGGCTGATGAAAAAGAATAATAAAGTAGAGGTGGAAGCGTCGGAAGCCCTATTGGATATCGGCGTTTCCATTCCACTTTTTCAGTGGAAAATACCTTTTAAGAAAAAGCCCATCAGCTTGCGCCTTACAATGCGCCGCCCTTGCTTTGGTAATCAAATACGCATAGCGCGGAAATTCCTTAGTATGGGTGTCAGCTATGAAGAGATGGAAGCCTTCACGAAAGATGAGCAACTGCAATTCATTGCCCGGCACGGCAAGACGGTAGCCCAAATGGTGGCACTCACCATCTGCCGCAGCAAGGTGTCAGCTATCTTTGCACCGCTGCTGGCTTGGCTGCTGTTGTGGCTGGTGGACGATACCTTCTTATTGCTTGCCAATCTGCATTTCATTCCGCTAATCGGCACGCAGCATTTTACGAATATTATCAAATCCTTAGAATGGAGCAACCCGCTCCGTCCAAGGTTGAGCCAAGTAAAGAAGGGGAGTTAAAGGGCTTTTTTGAAAGCTCCCATAGCCCTTTTGGATTCGTGTGGCAGATTGCCGAAGCAACAGGCTGGACAGTAGACTATATCATGTGGGGCGTGAACTACCAAACACTGCTGATGATGCTTGCCGATGCACCGCGCTACATAGATGCTGACCAAGCAGCTACTCTATCAAAAAACAATAATACAAAAGATAACAAAATAGCGGAACAGCCTAAGACAGTGATAGGCTTTTTCCAAAGCAGACTGAACGATGAATAACGGTATCGAAATTGAGTACTTATTCGGCGGAGACCTTATCGACAAGACGAAGGAAGCCGCCAAGGAAACAGGCAGGCTCTCTACGGCAGCAGAGCAGGCAGCATCTTCCATCACCGAGAAGATAGCGGCACAGAAGGCTGTGGTCAAGCAGGTGGAGAGCGACCTTAAAAGTCTGCAAAAACAATATGAGAAAATAGCACCGGGTAAGGCGCAAAACGAACTAATGCTGGATATACGTGCCTGCAAGGTCGTATTGGAAGAAGAAAAAGGTGCGCTGGCTAATTTGGAGGCGGAGCACAAGAAGGCTTCTGCCTCGGTAAGCAAGCTAACGAAAGAGTACCGCAGCCTTATTCAGGAGATGGCACGCATGCGCCTTTCCGGTGAACAGCATACGGAACAGTACCAGCGAATGGCAAAGCGGGCTGCCGAGCTTTGCGACACCTTAGGCGACGTCCGGGCACAGACAAAGGCACTTGCTTCCGATGATGCCAACTGGGAGGCTATGGCATCGGGGTTGAACGGTCTCAGCGGTGCAGTAACTGCCGGTACTGGCATAATGTCGTTATTCGTTGGCGAAAATGAAGAACTGGCACGCGTTCAGACACGCCTGCAAAGCGTGATGGCTATAACGATGGGCGTTCAGCAGGTATTCAATGCCCTGAACAAGGATTCGGCGTTCCGAATAAAATTTGTGTCGAAGGTTACTGACATGTGGACGGCTGCCAATGCCCGCCTTGCAACGGCACTTGGCATTTCTTCCGCTGCTGCCAGTGCGTTGATGGCAACGCTGACACTGGGCTTGTCGGTAGCCATTGGTGCCGTTATCACCATGTGGTACAAGAACAGTGAAGCGGCGAAAGAGAGTGCCGCTGCACAGGAGAAAGCGGCAGAAGAAATGCGGGAGGTTGCCCGCTCGGCGGCTGTACAAAAAGCAAAGCTCGATATACTTTATAAAGCCACACAGGACAACACAAAGAGTCTGAGGGACAGAAAGGCTGCAGTGAAGAACTTGCAAGCAGCGTATCCTGCTTATTTTGGCAATATGAAAACGGAAGCTATTCTTGCAGGACGTGCGGCAACGGCTTATCGACAGTTGGCAGCTGACATTATGAAGGCTGCCATGGCACGTGCCTATCAGGAGCGAGTGGAGAAACTTTCCAAGGAACGCATAGACCTGGAAGATAAAAAAAATAAAAATGACAAATATATAAACGAGAACAAAAAGCACCTTAAAAAAGCAGACGAAGATTACAAAAAGAAAGGCAGCAAGGATTACACCACTGAAATGATAGGTGGCATGACCATTGGCGGGGGAGCTACCCGCATCGGTATGGGTGCAGGTCGCACGGCGAACGACAAACTTAGGAAAGAGGTGAACAAGCGACTGGAAGACAACAAGGAGCTGACAAAACAGCTTGCTGAAAACCAAAAGCAAACAGAAGCCTACGCACAAAAAGCCCTTGAAAATATGCCTGCCCTCAATAAGGTGGAAAACAAGGGCTATGAAGAGCCGAAGGTAAAGACAAAAAAGGAGAAAATAAAGAAAGATAAAAAAGAAGACTTGTCGGGCGAGGCAGAAGAACTTGCCGAACTTGAAAAAGCAGCGCAAAAAAAGATAGCGGAAACACGCGTGGCACTTATGAAAGAGGGCTACGATAAGGAGCGTGCCGAAGCCTTGCTGCAATACGAAGAGGAGAAGCAGCGCATATTTGAGGAAGAGACCAAGCGCAAGGAACTGGTGAAGAAGCTGCGCAAAGGCGGTGTGGCTGTCAGTGCCGAAAAGGAGGCGCAAATAAGTGCCGATGCTGCCAAGCAGCGCATACAGGCTGCACAGATGTACAACAACAAATACGCCGCCATTGCCGAAAAGGAAAAGAAAGAATATGACGATAAGGTAAAGGAAGAGAAGAAGAAGGAAGAAGAAGCCTTGGACGCCTTACTGTCAAAGCATCAGGACTACAATGCCCAGCGAATGGCTGTTGAGACGAACTACACGAAGGAGCTGGCAACGCTGTTGGCACGACGAAACAAGGATAATGCCAATATCATAGATGCCGCCTTGGTGCAGCTCGAAAAAGATAAGGAAAAGGCACTGAAGGAAATCAACGACAAGGAGCTCGACGAGATGAAGAGCAGTGCGAGCATCTTCGTCGAGATGTTCGAAGACCCTGCAGAAAAAAGCGTAAAGCAGATAAATAAGGTAATTGCCAAGCTCGCCGACCTGAAGGCGTATATGGACGCAATGGCGAAAGGTGAGCTTACCGCCGATGGAGCAGCCGTCATCAAGGACAAAAAAGGCAATACCAAACGTACCATCACACAGAATGACATTGCGCAAATGGGCATAACGCCCGAACAGCTGAAGCGGCTCCAGCAGTCGCCCGAAGCCCTGAAGGCTTTTATGGAGCAATGGCAGAAGCTAAAACAAGAAAGCCTGAAAAAGAACCCTTTCAAGGCGTTGGCAGCAGCTATAAAAGACTTGTTGGACGACAAGAACAAGGGCGACAAAAGCGACAAAGAGAAGAAGATAAAGCGCCTTGCCGAGGCATCGGCAGAAGTTGCCGGCGAAGTGGGAAAGATAGCCGGTGGACTGTCAAAGATGTTTGAGGAGATGGGAAACGACAGCATGGCAGAAGCCATGGGTACGGTGGAAGATGTTATGAATGGCGTTTCCAACATTGCCAAAGGCTTTGCCAATGGTGGTGTAGTGGGCGGTGTCATGGCAGCTGTAAGCGAAGCTATTGGTATTATAGGCAAGGCTTTTTCTGCCAGCGCACGCCACAGGGCAGCCCTCGATGCCATCATGAAGGAGCGTATCGCCCAGCAGCAGGCGTACAACTTGCTGCTGATGCAGGAAGCCTTACTGTACGAACGGGGTACGACGGCTTTCGGCACTGACCGCTACGGCAAGGCAACGAATGCCATACATGTAATGAAACAGGCAGCCGAAGAGTTTGAAAAGGCGTGGAAGAAAGCCAACGACATAAAGGTGGTAACAGGGCACAAGAAGACAGGCTTGTTTGGTTGGGGCAAAGGCAAGGATACTTACAGCAGCCTGCTGTCCGAATACCCGAAGCTGCTCGATGCTAACGGTAAATTCAACATATCGCTCGCTGAAAGCATTCTTAAGACGCGAAAGATGAGCGACGCAAGCAAGGAAGCCCTGCAACACCTTATCGACCTTGCCAAACAGCAGGAAGAAGCATTCAAGGAAATACGTAACTATCTTACGGACATCTTCGGCGAACTGGGCAATACAATTACCAATGCGCTGGTGGACGCTTTCAGAAGCGGTACAGACGCAGGCAAGGCAATGGTGGAGAGCGTTGGGCGTATGCTTGAAAAGTTAGGTGCTGATATGGTGTATTCTGCCGTGTTGCAAAAGTACTTCCTGAAAGCACAAAAGGATATGGAGAAATACGCCACCGATGAGCACCTTTCGGAAGAAGAGCGCTTTGCCGCCTATGCCAAGATATTGGACAGGCTCACCGCTGATGTGGCTGCTGACAGTGGCAAGGCTGCATCGCTGCTGGAGTACTTTAAAAAGAAGGCAAAGGAGTATGGTATCGACATCTTTGGTGGTGCAGCACAGCAAGGGCGTGCCGGAAGCCTTGAGACAATGACACAGGCACAGGGCACGAAGCTGGAGGGGTTGATGACATCGGCACAGATACACCTTGCATCAATGGACATAAAGCTCGAAGATGCCGTAAAGCAGATGCAGGCATCTACACACCACCTTGAAAGGATAGAACGCTACACGAAGCATTGCGAGCGACTGGAAGATATTGCCGACGATATAAAGGTGTTGGCACGTGATGGTATTAAAGTTAAATAAAATGGATATACTCGAAAATCAGGTATTGCTAAATGGAAAGGATATTTGGACGGAGTACCACGTATTCCTGCGCGAAGAAAAGGCGGGCGAGCAGAAGAACCTTGAAGCCCTGCTGACACCTGCCAAGATGAAGGCGCACGTGGCAGTGGCTTTCCGCGAAGAGGACGGCGAGAAGTATTCCAACCGACTGTTGCCAAAAAGTGAAGCCCGCGACATAAAGCTGCACTTCGCCATCATGGCGGACAGCAAGGCGCAATTCCTACAGCGTTACCGCCGCTTCATTCAGGCATTGAAGAATGGAAATGACGGGTGGCTTGTATGGACGTTCCCGCCACTGGGGCTTGAAATGCGTACCTTCTTAACGGAATTTACGCCCTTTGATGCCCTTACCAACCTTTGGGTGGAAGAAGCGCACTGTGGAGCACTGCATGCCACCTTCCGTGAGCCGAAGCCCAGCTTTTAACAAGTATTTAAACACCCTTTAAATAGCGTTCAAACGATGATAGAAATTTTCACAAAGGAAGATACGGTACGCTGCATCGCCGACGGCGCAAACGGTAGGCAAGATAAGCAGCTGCAAGGCGACAATACCCTGTCTCTGACGTTCACGCTGTACGAATACGTGCAACTGGACGTAAACGACTATGTGGACTTCTGTGGCGAGCGCTATTGGCTGATGGAACGTTTCAAACCCCGTATGAAGAGTACGAGGGAGTGGGAATACAACCTAACGCTGTATGGTATAGAAAGTCTTGTTAAACGCTTTTTGGTTATCAACTACACCGACGGCGAAAATACCCCTATCTTTACGCTTACCGCCCCTGCTGCAGAGCACGCCAAAATAATATTAACATCAATAAATAACGCCATCGGCAAGCAGCTGTTTAAGTTGGGCGAAGTAAAGCAGACGGAGAACCTTGTTATAGACTACAAGGGAACTTACTGTAATGATGCTTTGGATATGCTCGCCAAGGCGGCGAAGACGGAATTTTGGTTTGAGAGCGGTACAACACTCAACATATCAAAGGCGCAATATGGCGAGCCTTTAACATTGGGCTACCAAAAGGGGCTTATATCGTTGGAGCGTGATAAAGCCGACAACGTAAAGTTCTATTCGCGCCTCTTTCCTATAGGCAGCACAAAGAACATTGACCGAGACAAATACGGGCACACCCGTCTGCAATTGCCGGGTGGACAGAAGTGCGTCGATAAAGACGTAGACAAATACGGCGTGGTACATCACTTCGAAGAAGCTGCCTTTGCCGATATTTACCCGCGCCGAATTGGTACGGTGTCGGCTGTGCGTTCACAGGAGCGCACGGGGAAAGACAATAAGCCCTTCACCATATATTACTTCAAAGATAAGGATTTGAACTTCAACCCCAACGACTACAAAATAGGTGGGTACGTCATGCGCGTAGCCTTTCAGGAGGGTAGCGAACTTGCCGGGCAGGGTACAAGCGAAGAGCACTATTTTGAGGTAAACTATGATGATAAAGCAAAGGAATTTGAAATTATCACCATCTTTCCCAACGACACGATGCAAGTGCCGGGTGGTGTTCTTGTGCCGAAGATAGGCGATAAATACATATTATCACATCTTCGCATGCCCGATGAATATTACCCATTGGCGGAAAAGGAGTTCTTGGAAGCGGTAAAGAAATTCAACGAAGAGAATTTTATCGACAACTCGGTATATAAAGCTGCCACCGACCATGTGTGGGTGGAGCAGCAGCGCGCCGACCTTTTCCTTGGCAGACGCATACGGCTTGAAAGCGCAGAATATTTTGCCCCCGTTGGCTATCGTATGAGCCGTATTCCCCGCCTTTCACGGCAGGTAGACCTGCCGACGCTTGTAAGCATCGAAATAAGCGATGCTGTGGCAAAAGGCAAGATTGCGGCAATGGAAGGCAGCATTAACGACGTAAGGCACTATATAGGCGAGGTTGCAAATGATATTCCTGATATTATAGGCAGTGGCGACGATACGCTACCTGGCGAACACAATGTATTTTCTGCCAAGCGAGCACTTAAGGAATTTCTCAACAAGAATTACCCCGACACGGCACAGGAAATAATCACCTTCTTAAAGGGTGTTGCATTTAACAATGGGGCTGGTATTGATGGCGAGGGCAATGCTTTGCTGAAGGCTATCCAGACATTGGGATTTGAACGCACCATTAACGGCTTTGGTGTATGGCTTGACGATAAAGGGCGAGCGCACGGGCAGATTGATTACTTAGAAGTGATTGGCAAGGCTATATTCCGTTCGCTACAGATTGATGAGTATAAGCATATCGGGGGCAATATTGTGCTGTCAGGCGCAAATGCCGTAATAGAAAAGGTTGTACCCGTTAATGGTGGCTGGAAGTGCTACTTACACACCGACGACGGCGACAAGGCTATCACCAACGACTGGTTGCCGGGCGACCAAGCACTGTGCCAAACCTTCAACATAAGGGCAGGTGTTTATGAGAACGTCAGCAATACGTATTACTGGCGTTGCGTGTCGGAGGTTGGACAAAAGACGGCAAACGAAGAAGCGTATATCGTTATCACCGCAGACGAAGCCTATTGCGACAAAAACGTTAAAAATGACGTACCAAAGGCAGGCGACAATGTGGTGCTTTGTGGGCATAACACGCTGTGGGACATTGCCCACGGCGTAGAACCGACGAAGTACCGTCATAGAATGAATGTTACGATGATTACCACCTCGAAAGAGACAGGGGGCACAATAGAGGTGTACAGGAATATTCACGATTTTTCGCTAAGTAAAGGCAATGCAATATTCCACCTGTCGAGCGACAAAATCTATATGAATAGCCGCCACTTCGAATGGGTAAGCTCCGATGGTGAACGTATTCCAAACGTGTTATACCGTGGTGATTGGACACTGGGCACGGTGGCTGCTAAATATGAAGCGTGGTATCACGCTGGGGGCACGTGGCTTTCATTGATAGACAACAATACCGACGAACCTACAGAACAATCTCCCAAATGGAAGCAATATGCTGCCAAAGGAAAAGACGGCGGCACAGGGCTGCGCGTCGAGGGTTTTTCTTCTGCTGGCAGCGCAGCCTATACGGAAGGGCAGACGGCGTGGAAAGCCACCTTTGAAGTTCACGTATGGGAAAACGACGTGGAGATAACAACGAAGCTGCCATCTACGCGCTTTGTATGGGAGCGAACGAGCGAATATGAAGCTGGCGATGCTGCATGGAAAGACAGGCACAGCAACGATGGCTATAAAATAAACGTAACGTATGACGACTTAATGGGCGACACTTCTTTTGTGTGTAAATTCCTTAATTCGTCCGGAAATAAAATATTAACAAGTGTAACTTTTTAAATATAAAAACAATGGCAGATATATTAGCACAAAAAACATTTACAGTAAAAAAGTTGGTGAATGGAAAAACCCTTACCTTCGTCCTCAAGACGGACAAGGCACTGACACAGATTTTTTCACGTGATAGCAAAACATTTGCGCCTGACTATGCAGCATCGGCACTTACCTTGACACCTATGCTGTTGGTAAGCGGAAAGAACGGAGACCAGACAGCGCACCTTAGCAATTTGAATTGGAGTGTGCTCAAGCAAGATGGCTCTGCAGCTACACAGGCACTGACGGCAGGCACTGGGCTTGCCAAGAAGTTGGCAGCCAACCTCACCGACTGCACAGGCTTAAAGATAACTTGCGAGGCTACCTACACCGACCCTGTTTCAAGGGCAGCAGCGCAAGTGGTTGCATCGGTAGAAATAACGAAGATGGAGAATGCCGGCGCAAATATCCTTGCAAGTCTTTATATGCCCGATGGCGATACCTTCGATAATGCAGGCAAGGCTTTGAAGATACATTGCGACTTGATGCGCGGGGGCGATATTGACACCTCCAACGTTACTTACACATGGTATCAACTTCGCAATGGCGTTTGGACGAAGCTCGAAACAAGTAATGCCAACGGTATTAGCGGCTTTACGAGTAACGAAATAACAGTGCCGGCTTCAGCTGTGGTAAATGTGGGGATATTTAAATGTATCATAAAGGATACCGACACTGCCAGCGCAACGGCAAATAAGGAAGTGTTTGCCATCGGCACGCTTTATGATGGTTCAGATCCCTACGAAATCGACGTTTTCCAACCCAATGGCGATAACGTTGCCGAAGGGGGCAGCTTGCTGCACTGGTTTAAGATACGTCAAGGTGCTTCCTATATTACTGATGCAGTGATACTGGGGGCGCATAATATGCGCGTGTGGCGTTTTGCCGCTAACAACGCCATTGATACGACGTGGGGCACAAGCGGCTACAAAGCGTGCACGAAAGACGCACCGAATGCCCGCTACTCGCTCGAAATTGCTTACTCGGATTTGCTAAGCGCAAGCCAAGCATTTTGCGTGGAGTTGTATTAAAAATGTAAGGGCGTAATTCTAACGCCCTTATCCCCTCTTTAATAAATAAAAGTAGTAGTAATAATGGCAGAAATAATAGCACAACGCACATTTACTGTTCGCCGAGCACCAAAAGATGGGAAGCCCGGAGAACCTGGCAATAAAGGGGAAGATGCTCTCACCCTCGTAGTTACGCCAAATACCTTTGTTTTTCAAACCAATAACAAAGGTGTCATCGAAAATTTGGCGCAAAATAAGGGTAAAATACGAATGTTTCTCGGACAAACGGAAGTTGTGCCCAGCAGCATTGAGATTACACCTTATAATTGCTACGCAAGAATAGTAGGCGACAATACACTACACTTCGACGGTATTAGTCCTAACCAGTGGAGTGGAAAGGTGGAGATTACTGCCACCTACAAGGGGCAGACACGCACTGCCATTGCCGAATTCATGGTGAGTGCTCAGAAGTGGAACGAAGCAAAGTTTGAAGCCAATCAGCAGCAGTTCCAAAGCATCATAGCACAAAACGCAGCCGACAAACAGGGACTTGAAAGGCGCATGTCTACCATAGAGCAAACATCCGACAATATACAGCTGGAGGTACGCCAACAAACCTTCAGCGGAGTAAATCTATTGAAAGGAGCAAGCCTGCGCCTGCCCAACCTATTAAGTATCGACCGCCCTTATGTAACGATAGTGAGCTATCCCAGCGTTGCCCACTTCGATAACCCCTACCTATCCATCTCTCGCCACGGAGCTACGCAGGACGAATGGAATGGTTGCAAATTTCCCATTCTAACCATACAAGGAGGCAAAACCTATACCCTATCCATGTTCACCCGTATATATGGAAGCGAACAACCCTACATAGAGGTAAAAAGAAGCCGTTCAAAGGACATGAGTGCCCCGAAGAACAGCTACCCCAACATTCCTTCAACTTATGGCGTATGGAAGCAATACACCTACACCTTTGAAATGGAAGATGGGTACAATTACTTGCAGATATTCATATACTTGACACGCAACGGCGAAGCCTACATATCTGAAATACAACTGGAAGAAGGCACAAAAGCCACCACGTGGAAAGACCCCGACGTGATGGACAGCATTGAACGTACTGGCATCGACCTGACCAATGGCACGGTATCTGTCGAAGCAGCCAATTTTGAAATCAAACACAATGGCGAAAAGCCTTTTGTTGTGAGCAAAGGAAAGGCATTGCTGGGCGGTTGGGTATTCGACAAAGGAAAACTATTCTCACAATGCGGAGATTTAAACGGAAGTCCAAGCACGGACTATGGCAATGCCAATTTCGATCCTGACATCGTTCTTGACCCAGTCAATGGGTATATGTCAGGCGTTGGCTCTTTCAGAAAGAAAATGCTGGTAGTAACCCAACAGAACATCGCCAAATATGCGATTATCAATTCCGATGGTGATTACGTATTTATGGCAGGAAAGATAAGTGCTATAGCTTTGTTCAAAGGCTCCTTTAATCGTACTATATATATAACATTGCCCGGCGTGGCTGGCGATGCTGACTTTGAAATCGCCCGGACATTGATAGGCGAAACAATAGCTATCTATAACCAAACGACCAGCTATACAATTATATGGGGCAGTGGGCAGTCTACTGTTCTATACCCGAACAAATTCGCTGCCCTTGAAGTGAAGATTTCAGTTGATCCTCGGACAGGCAAGGAAAGCTATTATAATATTGATTGGATAAAAGGAGAAATGTTAGTATAATATTAAAATAAAAGAATTATGAAACTAAAAGTAATGCAAAAGCGAATTGAAGCAGACGTGAACGGCATAGTCATTATAAATGGCTTTGTTCATGTAGTTACCTACAAGGCAGATATCAGCGACCCGAAGAATGCCAAGGTGTTGCTCTTTCACGACCATGTGGCAAAATGTACCCATGATGACGTTGCCGATGAAAGTTGCGCCGCAGATTATGGGCACAACGGCTCGACATTCACAGATGGACATTGGAATTCTATCCCGGATATAGAAGAGCAAACTGCCGCATACAAAGGGGTACGTGATATCTATTTCGCCATAGAAAGAGGCGAATTGGTTTTAGAATAAACCCTATGGGGGAATAAAAAGCCCCCAGCCTGTTAAAAGTCGTCTCACTTACTATTTAACACAAAACGCCGCAAAGACGCGACCGGGGGCAATATGCCTACCGACCGTCTTTGCGGTTTTTGTTTTGGCTGCGCAATACGCAATAATAAGTGAGACAATGCAAAGATACAAAAAAATATGATTATGAAGATAATAGAGGTCTTGAAATTTAACAGGGAATTGATAAATAGACTTAAAATGTCTGGTATCAGACTGGAGGATGTAGAATATGTGGACTTATATGCCGATTACACAACGCTGCTGGAACGTGGCGAAAAAGTGTCGTATATCGTAGCCCGACTATCTGAAAAGTATGCAGTGAGTGAACGCAAGGTATACACACTTATCAAACACTTTCAAAGCGACTGCAAGCCGCTTGCAGTATGATTTTGCGTAAAAGTTCTTTTGCCTCGTCGGATATGGCGACCTTTGCCGTACAAACAAACCTGTACAACAATGAGAAAATTATATCTTTCAGCACCGCTTCCTTTTCAGGGGCAGAAGCGGATGTTTGCCAAGGAGTACATCAAGGTGCTCCAGCAGTTCCCTGACGGTACGACCTTCGTGGACTTATTCGGTGGCAGCGGCCTGCTATCCCATATTGCCAAGCGTCAGAAACCAAACTCTACCGTAGTCTATAATGATTTTGACGGATACAGGCTTCGGTTGGAGCATATTCCGCAGACGAATGAACTGTTGGCGGAACTGAGGAAAATCGTGGACGTACCACGGCACAAGCCAATATTGGGAGAGGCGCGGGAAAGCATACTGTCCTGCATACTCAGGCATGAGCGAACCCACGGATATGTTGATTATATAACGTTGTCCTCGTCGGTAATGTTCTCAATGAAGTATGCTACCGAGTTCTCCGACTTTGAGAAAGAGACCCTGTACAACAACATTAAGGCTGCCGACTATCCATCTTGCAGCGACTATCTCGACGGACTGACCATTACCTCCTGTGATTATAAGGAGGTGTTTGAGCGATACAAGGATGTGCCGGGTGTGGTGTTCCTCGTCGATCCTCCATACCTGAGTACGGATAGTAAGACCTACAAGATGTATTGGAAGTTATCTGATTACCTTGACGTGTTGACCGTTCTTTCCGGACATCGGTTCATTTACTTCACATCGAACAAGTCTTCCATAGTGGAGCTTTGTGAATGGATAGGCAAGAACAAGATCATCGGCAACCCCTTTGAAAACTGCCACCGACGGGAGTTCAATGCCCACATGAATTACAATGCGTCCTATACGGACATCATGCTTTATACTGATGTAGCTTGAATAGCATTCTAATACTGTTAGAACGATGAACAAATACTATCAGATACTGGATAAAGTACTGGAACAGGGAAAGCTCCAGACCAACAAAAAGGGGAATATCCGCTACCTGCTTAATGAGCGGCTACCCTTGGCACCGGCCGACCTGCTCGACATCTTTGAGAGCTACGGTATAGCACGCAAGAAGTTGAGGAATGAACTACAGCTGTTTATGCAGGGTGAGCGGAATGTAGAGAGATACCGCAATGCAGGTATCAACTGGTGGGACTACTGCGGAAGTGTGTTGGTAAACAGCTACCCGACCTACTTTGAGAAGCTGCCGCCGTTGATTGCGAGGATAAACCGCGAGAAGCGCAACTCAAAGAACTATGTGCTGTTCCTCGGCGAGACAGGTGCAGAGAGCAACCAGGCACCATGCCTGAGCCTGGTGCAGTTCCAGATAGATGAGGGCGAACTGGTCTTGTCTGCCTACCAGCGAAGCAGTGACGCTAACCTTGGACTGCCAGCCGATATATACCACCTCTATCTCATGGCACGACAGATAGACCTGCCACTGAAAAACATAACGTTGAATCTCGGAAACGTACATATTTACGAGAACAATTTAGAGCGAACAAGGCTACTGCTTAAAGGTGATGAGAGTGTGAAGTTTGACTTGAATGTTTGAAAAGAATGATAAGAAACAAGAAACGCCCCGGAGAAATCTGAGGCGTTTTTTTATATTGGGGGGAACCTAAAAAGAACATTTCGTTTTACGAGATAGAACGCTTCGTTTTATTTTATCGGAACGCTTCGTTTTGCGGATTATAATACGTACATTTGCACAGCTAAAAAATGATGCATATAGTGTCAACGACTATTTTGTTAGGTAATTTTTAATTTAATAAA